AGAAAGTTTAGATAAACACTATTCAATGCAGTTAGGAAATTGTACGGATTGGACGGGCTTTCCGATGAGTGGTAAAACACAAGTATTAATGGAGGTGCTAGTTAACTCGTCAATGTTTTATTCGTGGAAACATTTGCTTTACTTTCCTGACGTTGGAAACAATGTCGAAATCATTGCAGACCTATTGCACAAAAAGACGAGCAAGTCATTTGACCCAAACAAGCCAAACACGATTACGGACAAAGAAATTGAAATTAACTTGGAATGGGTTCTATTACATTTTTACGTACTAACCAAAACGGACGTAAAAGCAAAGATGACACCGATGGCATTTTGGGACTTTGCAGCTGAACTAAAAAAGACCGTTGGACTTGAGACGGCAAGTATAGATAGTTGGAAAGATATGAACCACCCTTACGACCAATTTGGAGGATATGCGACTTATTTGGAGTTTGTCCTTCCGTATCGTAACCACATTGCCGAAGAAAACAATTTGCACCTTCACACGATTATACACCCAAAGTTGACCGAGAAAGAAAACGGAAAAAGAAACCCTCCCGGGCCCTACGACCTCAAAGGGGGCTCGGAATGGTTTAATAGTGGCAAGTGCATGATAACTGTACACCGACACGATGTAATGGAAAACAAGGCTACGATAATTTTCAATAAGATTAAGCCCCGTTCCGTTGGTTCAATAGGTGAAATAGAACTTTTCTTCGACTTAAATTCACTTACTTACTACGAACTGGACGCAGTTAACCCGAGTAATTTACAAAAGCGTTACGCATCCCCAAAGGGTCAAACAATAAGCAGTAAATTAGTACCCGAACTTAATGTGATTATACCACCAACGAACCTATTTATTAACGACTTACCTTTTTAACATGAAAAAATCAGGACTATATATTTGTAAATGTTATCAATTAAACATAAACACAAATAAGATGCATCCAGTATTAAAGTTTGGAATGACAAATAATATTGACACGAGAATGTACTACTATAATCGAGATGGAATTAAGAAAAAATTAATTGCTTTTTTCCCTTGTGATAATGCAAAATTTCGTGAAGATTTATTTAAAGAATTTTCATCTTTTGCAGATAATTTAAGAGGTCAAAAACACGAATACATTGATTTTGAAAGTAATTATTTTAAAAGAATGTACAATGATTTGACACATTGGTCAAAAGTAACTTGGATAAAAACACCGCAAGGTATAGAATTTAATGAACTATGAAAGAACTAGACATTTTAACCGCACAAATAAACCTTCGTACACTTGACCAAGCGTTAAGCATGAGCATTGAAGACTTGAAGACGAAACACGCACACCGAGTTGACTTGATTAAGCCGATGGAAGAAAGACAAATCGAACTAAAGGAAGCCATGTTAACCTTTTACCGAGTTTGCGAAGACCATAAACAAGTGGTTAAGAAATACTACTCAGTTTACGAAGAGAATTTAGAATTGAAAAAACAAGTAAACGACTTAAAGATTTTATTATGAAACACAAATTTAACTACAACTGGACACTTAAAGATGCAGTATTCACCAAAGACAAAGGGAAAGTATTTAGTTGCTTTGCTTGTGGTGGTGGCTCAACAATGGGTTACAAATTAGCCGGGTTTGATGTTATTGGACACAATGACATTGATAAGAAAATGATTGAAGTATACAAGGAAAATCATAATCCTAAATTTTCATTTTTAGAAAGCATTACGACATTTGCCAAACGAAAAAACCTACCAAAAGAACTTTACGAATTAGATATTTTGGACGGTTCACCGCCTTGCAGCAGCTTTTCAATGGCAGGTAATAGAGAGAAAGACTGGGGAAAAGAAAAGGTATTTAGAGAAGGACAAGCCGAACAAGTACTTGATACTCTATTTTTTGATTTCATTGATTTAGCAAAAGAACTGCAGCCAAAAGTAGTTGTAGCTGAAAATGTAAAAGGATTGCTTTTAGGAGCAGCAAAAGAGTATGTCATTAAGATTTACAAAGCATTTGATGAAGCTGGTTATTATTGCCAACACTTCCTACTAGACGCTTCAAAAATGGGAGTACCTCAAAGACGTGAACGTGTATTTTTTATTGCATTAAGAAAAGACTTAGCAAAAGATTTTTTATATTGGCAAGATATGTTTACAGAAATTCCAAAAATTGAAATGGAATTTAACGAGAAAGAGATAAAAATTAAAGATTTTGCAGAATTTAAACAAAAAAAAGAAAAACAAAATTATTCAGAAAAAAGATTTGGTGATGTAATATTAGATATAAATAGGCCTGCAAATACAATCACTTCTGGGGTAAGATTTTGGAAAGATGAAAATTTAATTTTAAAATCAATTTCATATAATTTAATAGGTTCGTTTCCTTTAGATTATAAATTTAACACAGATAACGTTTATATTATTGGTATGTCAGTTCCTCCAGTAATGACCGCACAAATAGCAAGTAATATTTACGAACAATGGTTGAGCAAGTTATGAAGTCATGTAAAAAATGTGGCGAAACCTTTACACCATTTTCCACGTTGGACAAGCACTGTTATGTGTGCAAAAAGACGGAACAAGCGTTAAAGAACCTTGCCAAAATGAAACGGGACAAGGTCAAGAAACAAAAGGAAGAATTACTAACCGTTTCGGATTATCTTAAATTGGCGCAGCAAGTATTCAACAAATGGATAAGGCTAAGAGACAAAGACCAAGGTTGTATAAGTTGCGGCAATACCCTCGGAAGTAAATACGATGCTGGGCACTTTTGGAGCGCAGGAGGTCACTCTTCGGTGCGGTTTGACCCTGACAACGTACACGCTCAATGTGTTAGCTGCAATCAGCATAAACACGGAAATTTAATAATATACCGAGATGGTTTACTAAACAAAATCGGAGTTAGTAAGTACGAAGAACTTGAGAATATAGCCCATAGAACCAAGAAATGGGACAAGCAAGAACTGAAAGAATTAATAGCAACCTACAAAAATTTAATCAAAAACGAATTGTATTAAAAATAAAACGTATATTTGCATAAACCAATAAGAAAAACAACATGAAAAAAGAAGAAGTAAAAGTTGAAGAACTGGTTAAGGTCACGGGACTTTATCCAAAACTACACGCTGCAAAGCAGAAAATCGGGAAGGTAGTTAAGAACGCCAACAACCCCCATTTCAAAAAGTCTTATGCGGACATTAACGCATTGGTCGAGACGGTCGAACCTATCTTACTTGAACAAGGTTTGTTGTTATTGCAGCCAATAGCCGAAGGAGTAGTTAGTACGTTAATCATTGACATTGAAAGTGGCGACAAAGTAGAAAGTTCAATGCGCCTACCCGAAATTCAAGACCCTCAAAAGATAGGTTCTGCGGTCACTTACTACCGACGTTATACCTTGCAGTCGTTATTGAGTTTACAAGCGGAAGACGACGATGCTAACAGCGCAAGTGCAACCGTCAAAAACACGAAACCAAGCATTGACCAAGTAAGATTCGAGAACGGACTAAGCCAAATTGAGGAAGGCAAGTTAACACCCGAAGCATTTAAGAAAGCACTAAGCGGGTTTCAATTGACAGACTTACAAACAAAATCTTTACTACTACTATGAAAATTCGCTGCAGCTCGTTAGGTAAGATAATGACTTCCCCCAAATCAAAGGGGGAGGTCTTGTCTCAAACCGCAAAGACGTATTTAAAAGAACTTGCCATCGAGGAAAAGTTCGGGATCAGAAAAGAGTTCTCAAGTCGTTACACTGACAAGGGCAATATTCAGGAAGATACCGCCATCGAAATGGCTAGTAAAGTTCTTAATTTACCGTTTGCGCTCAAAAACACGGAATACTTTGAAAACGAATTTATCAAAGGCACACCCGACCTCATCCTAGAAGACGAAATCATAGACATCAAATGTTCATGGGACGGCACTACCTTCCCTTGGTTTGAGGATGAACTTCCTAACAAGGACTACTTTTGGCAACTTGTAGGATATTGTTGGCTCACTGGGAGAACGAAAGCCCGGGTAGTGTATTGCTTAGTTGACACCCCCGAAGACATCGTACAAGACGAGATACGACGAACGTCATGGAAGAAATTTGAGATTGATGTAACGGAAGAAACCGAAAACGAAGTCCGAGCGAAACACGAATTTGCCCATATAAGCGAAAATAAGCGTGTTAGAGCGTACTTAATAGAGTTAACTGACGAAGACATTGACAAGGTTAAAGAAAAGCTGTCACAT